TGCTCCGCTTGTGCGAATTTAACTGTGATAATATTATTATAATTCATAAGTAACGAAATTATTGTTTTGTTCTTCGTATTTAGTTGGTTCAAATGCAGTTGATGGATTAAGATACATAAACCCTTCCTCAACCACTACCCCTGCTACTGTGAAATCAGTAACCAGTACTTTTTGATAAATTTTATAACTGTAAAATCCTTCCTCCTTTAAATTAAAAAAGTTATTAACCGTAAATGCAAAACTATCGTATCTGCCAGTAATACTTTGGTTTGTTGCCATTAACTTAACAACATCAAGTGTAACCCTGTGGATAAACACAAATAAAAAAAAAGGGTTTGCAATGGTAGCTTTTTCAGTACCTGTGAAATAAATTGTTTCGGTAAGTCCTTTCGTTAAATTTATCATATAAAAAAACCCCGACTTTCATCGGTCGGGGCATAAATTAAATATTAAGAATTGTTAAACTCCAGCAGTAGTCAAGAGCAAACCTAGTGCGTTTGTAACTTCAAAGAAATCTTCCCTTTCACTTGCTTCGAACTTCAGCATATAACCCTGTGCATCAGCAGCAGCAGCACCACTTGTTCCTGTGCTTGCAGCTAAATACATTCCAAATTGTTTACCATACATTCTATAAGTACCATCCTTATCTAGGGTAACCGCAACAACTTTATTTTTACTTAAAGTAGTTATGATATTCCTTGTAGTGGCATCCCTTTTATTAATAGGAAAATCCAAAGTTTGTTCAAAAAACAAAGTACCATTTTCAATAGACCCAGTAGGATTGCTTGAAGCAACTGCACTTGATTTAGTAGGTATTTCAAACTTAAAGAATTTTTTACCAACTGCTTTTGTAATTCCTGTAACAATTCCACTAGCGTCAAGTATTGTTACGTTTCCAAATTCTGCGAAAAATACTGCGTCAACTCCACCAACTGATTCCCGACAGTCTATTGTATATCCGCTTACGATTGCACAAGCCATAAAATATAAATATTAAATAGGGAGATAGCGAACCACCTCCCTATGTTAGAAAATTAAATTGCAGCGATGAAAGAAGTTACTTCATTCGTGAAGGCAACGTTTACTCCCATCTTAAATTCTACGCGGTAACGTACATCGTTGTTGTCTTCGCTGTACCACATTTTGTACGAACCTTCCTCGTCAACCAAATCAACTGCCATTGCTATATTTGAAAGACTGATTGCATAAGCATCTCCAGTTGTATTTAAACCATTAACGCTTACAATTTCTACGTTAGTTCCTGGCAATATAAATGAAGCGGCTTGTGAATCTTGTGGATTGTAAGAGAACATATTTAATGCTCTGTAAGCAAGAATCAACAAACGATACCAATCGTTACCAACAAAAATCTTTACATCACCTTTGCTCAAAACTTGAACAGGGATAGCTTTGTAAATTCCTTCAGTACAAGCAATAACGTTTGAAGCAGTTACGGTAGCTACTGGAGAACCAGTGATGCCTGTGTACCCAGAAACGTTTGCAAGTACTGGTGAACCAGCAGCAATCAATTTTTGTAATCCGTCAAATTTGTTGGTGTTAGCGGTAGCGCCCGTTGCGTCTCCCTGCCATATAGCAGTTTCAAGTTGTGAAGCGATACGGATATTCTTTTTATCTAAGAATGCTTTTTGGAAATCTGCATTACCAAAGTCCTCGTAAGTGCTACCAGCTTTGAGTGCTTCTTGTGTAAAGTACGCCTCAAAATCCTTCGGGCAAATTTTTTCTTCAACTTTAATTTTACCAACTGTAATAGAACGTTGGCTGAAAGTTGTCGTTCCGCTTGCGTCAAAAGAACAAGACTGAGCAGCAAAAACTGCATCGGTTTCCATCAAAGGAATTGCAACAGAACTTTTAACGTTTGGTATAACGATACCAGAAGCTAAAATTAACTGTTGAGTTTTTGCGTCAAATACAGCACTGGTAAGTAGTGGTTTAACAAGTTGTTTTGTGTATGCGGATAATCCGCTAAAAGCTAATGCCATTTTTTTATAATTGTTTAGTTAAATAAAATATTTAGTGTTCTTTTTTCTTCTACATCTTTAAAAGTGTTTGATGTTCTTACTGAACTATCAGGTGCTTGTACTGGTGCTTCCACAAGTAAAGTTGATAATTTCAAAAGTTCGTCAATTACTTTATTTGCTTTCTTCATTTTAACTTCGTAATCAGCAAAACGTTGTTCGTATGCAGAAAACTTAATTTCATAGTTAGCGAATTTCTCGCTAGTCAATGTTTCAAATGCTGCAAACTTTGTGTTCATATCTTCAACGATAGGTTCTTCCATTGGTTTTTCAGGCATTGATATTGCAGTAATAACTCCGTTATCTCCAATAGTCATTTTTGTACCATCTGCTAATTCGGCTTCGCCTGCTAATGCAGCACTACCATCAATCATTACAATACCGCCAACCTCAAGAACATCAATCATGACTTTACCGCCATCCTTTAATTCGTATTCGGTAGGTTCTGCAATTGGTGCAGCCATAACTTCAGGGGCAGCAGCTAATTCATTAAAATATTGCTTTACTTTTTGTAAAATTTCTTTTGCTTCCATATTACTATTATATTGATTTTTAAAAACTGTTTAAAATTTCTCTTAATTCTGCTAGTTGTTTTTGGTCATCAGATAGGGGTGCTTCATAATCAAACATACCCTCAACACTAAATCCCTTTACTTCCCCTGACTTTACTAATTCCCAAACCTTCATATTCTCAACATAGAAACTACCAAACCAAGTTCCATCAGGTAAGTCTTTAAATGCTTCCATCGGCTTAATACCACGTTTAGAATCACTAATAAAACTTTCGAACATTGTTACCCCTTCAACTTGCATATCTGCTTCGTGCATAAGGTTAACGTTTTTTTGATATCCCTTCTTGCTAAATTTAATTGCAATTTGTTTGATAGTATCAACCGAGAACTTTACATAATGCTCACCAAACTGTTCTGAATTTCTATAAATTAATTGTTGCGGAATCATTAACGGGCCAGTAATAATATGTTCGCTTTCTGACTGAATAGCAAATGCCATTGGTTTTTCTTCAAAGTGTTGCTCCCATAAGCTATTACATATCGCTACCGCTTGTTCTGTTTCTTTACCTTCATTAACTACATAGCTAATACAACGACTTAAAAATTCATCCTTTTGTTCGCCTTTGTTTGGGTCTATAAATTCTTCCTCATTAAATGCAAGAAATTCTTTTTTAATTGCAGGTGCGTCAACCAAAGCCACGAAAGAAACCTCTGCATCGTTATTCTCATCCTGATTAATTATTAAATCGTAAATAGGCAATTTCATATTTATAATATATAATTTAAAATTAGTTGTTTAATTTATCCTTGCCGCCCGATTTAATCTTTGTATTCTTTCTTGATTATTAGTAACATCGGTTTCCAATACAAATGCCCTTGAACTTGCTACACCTATTTGATTAATTGATGAAGCGGATAATGTTGTAGTTTCTGCTTGTGATTTAATTGGTGCTGTTACACCTGCAATTGAAGGCGCAGAAGTATTAATGCTACCGCCACCACCTTTAACAGATGACAATATACCTTTTGCTTTTCCAGCAGCCGTTAAAACTGCTGCAACTTGACTAGCATAAAAAATAGGAAATGCAAATGCCGCCGCTGGTCCTGTTCCTGCTGCACTTTTTTGCGCAATATTTAAACCATTAATATAACCTTTTGCTACACCTATCGCTATTTCTGCCAATGCTAATGCTTTAGCTGCTGCTGTATCTTTTTCAAATAGGCTACCTAATGCGTTTAATGCTCCTCCTACCGCATCTATAAATTCCATTTTTGCAGTTAATTTCGCCCTATCAATTTCTTTTTCTTTATCTGCATTCGCCTGAACATCTTGAAGGTTTTTTAATCTAAGTTGAAAAAAATGAGCATTTATTTCTTCTTGACTTTTTTTAATTCCAGCTTTTCTTTCTACTTCTTTTTTATCAATCGCATCTTGTTCTTCTTGTAATTTTAAACCAAATTCAATATCTGAATCTTGTTCTTTTTGTTTTGCAATAAAAGTAGCTAACCTTAATTTATCTGCTAGTTCTTTTTGTTTTTTTAATTTTTCTTCTTCTTTTAATCTTGTTTCTTCATTTTTCTTTGCTAAATCTTCCCTATTCTTTTGTATTCTGTTATTATTCTCAATTTCATTAACTGTTCTTTCAGTATTTAAAGCTATTATTTTATCATTTTCTTCTTGTGTTCTGTTTGTTTTTTGCAATAACATTTCAACTTCAGAAGCTGCACGTTCTTGCTTTAGTTTGTGCATTGCCCCCTCTTGATTACCCATTGCACCAAGTACCTTTAATTGTTGGTCTATTGTTTTATTCCTTTCATTGGTTTTATTATTAAGCGATTCTAATGCCCTGTCCGCTTCACTTGTTACACCAACAAAATCAGTAACTGCATCAATCATTTTACCAAAGAAATCCGTAACCTTTTCAAGTCCAGGAATTAAATTAAGCATTACTTGTTTAACTTTCTCAAAGTTTGCTACAAGTAAACCAACCCCAATAACTAATAACCCTATTCCTGTTGCTGCTATCGCTCCCTTTAATGTGCTAAACGCTTTTGTCACATTCCCCTTAATCTCATTACCTAATAACTTAAAGCTATCCATTGCACCAGCGATACCGCTAATTCCCTGCTGCAAAGCCATTGCACTTTGTACCTTTAGCATCATTTTCTCCACATCCTTACCCTCTGCACCAAATAAACCCATAGCACCTTGTAACGCACTAAATCCAGCAGTTGCACCTTGTAATGCACCACCTAAAGCAACAAATTTCTTATCGGGGTTAAATGTTTCTGCTAATGCTTTTGCATCACCAATGGCATCCTTTAATCCTGCAACTTTCTTTGCCGCATTAATAGCTTCCTTTGATGTTTCCCCAAACTGCGAAGCCATATTAAGCAATTCATTATTGGCTTCTCTTAATTGTTTTTTAAAAGTACCTACCGATGCTTCTGCTTGTTTTGAATCGGTTGTTATCTCAAATGCTAATACTTGTTTTGCCATTTTAATATTCTTTATTTATTACCCTTAAAAAATCTGCCTTTGTTGTGTCGTTTGCTTCGGGTGTGTAATCAGTAAGTTTAATTAATCTATACAAACCGCCATCAATATATTTGAATGAAGCAAAATTTAAATTAAATATATCTACATCGGTCAACTTTACATTACAAGTTAATAGTCTACTATCCTTATCTGTTATCTCTGCCATATATGGACTATAATAAACATTGAACTGATTAACATTTAAAGCGCCACTAACCAATGTAAAAAATAATTCTTGTGTTGCTCCAAAGTTTAAATCATTTGCTACTGCATCAGGGTCATTAAAATGTCCTGCATAACCGTAAACAGTTTGGCTTGTTAATACAGTCGCACCATCTAGGATATTGTAACTTGCCACTCCTGTTATTTTCTTTGCTACTAATATTCTGATAACACTATCAATAGTTTCTTCTAGCGCATTTGTTTGTTTAAATATAGTGCTATAAACTTTCACCTCCCCTGCATAGCCAACCAATGGTGTTGGTGCAAAAATCAATTCTACATTTTCTGTTTCTTTAGAAAATTCGTATTCACTATCAAATATCCTGCTGCCATATCCTTCATTATATCTCTTTTTATATAACTCATTATAATAATCATTATCATCTTTATATTTTAGCATATAATAACGACTGTTTAACTCCGACATAGGCTTAATCCTTATCGGTTTGCCCCTGTCTACCTTATCACTCCAATCCTCTACACTACCATCATAATAATCTACATAAGGTTTAATAAT